AAACATGGAAAATCGTGTTAAAAATGCAAAACAGACAGTTGGTATGTGCAAATCTCTGTTAAACATGGGTACCAGAGCTCCTCTCCCACCCCCACCACCTCCTATGAAGCGTGTTGTTGCCTCTCGTGGTGGTAACGTGCGACCTGTGATGCCAAGAAATCTACTCAGAAACCTTCAAGGTGCTTTGAATCGTAGAGGTCTTAAACAAATCGCAAACCGAAACGCGAGGACATCAGTCGCTTAGCTTTCGTCATCGATGGTTGACTCCAAAGTAACCATCTAGACCAGAAACCGGCGGTATACATACCGTTTTTAGACCAACGTTCTTTATCACTCCTGTCGACGCTCAACATACGCCTGTGTACATCTTGATCGCCGTCTGGAACGTTTCCTCCGTGACGTTGAACATATAAACGCATCCGCATTGGATCTTTATGGATTGTATAGTCAGTATAGCCTCGACCACCAAAGTCTACTTTACGACCATTTTCGAAGATCGCTCTGAATTTCTTTTGGGGGTTGGGACTCTTGATGAGTCTGACCTTCATTACTATAATTAGACAAGTTTATTCTGCTTGAGAATGATGTAAGAGAGCATGAGTACCTGGACAACCTGGAAAACAGTGAGGCCAAAAGGCATCTTGGGGACAATGAGAAGCTTCTTCTCGACGGGTTCGGCCTCAGCCTCAGTCTCGGGCTGGTATTTTTCGTAGCAGTGGGGCATTTCTATATACTTAGAAATTAAGCACCTGTGCAGGAAGGACAGGTGTAGTTTTCGACCAACTTCTTCTCCTTACCACGCTTGAGTAAGAAGAGATGATCATACATGTGGAGAAGAGTTGTCGCCACAAAAATAATAATAGCTGGGCGGTTACCTAAGTTCTTCGTCGAGACAAGAATGAATAGGAACAATGCAATAAGGATAATTTGCACCTGGGTAAACATCATATTTATAATACCTTGATATTATTTATGAAGTATTGCACGGTGACAAGTTATATGTCGCGGGGTCCAAGTGTCCTAAGTGACAACTTGTTGTGTGCAGAGAGAAGACTTATACGTACCCTGTATATTAAGTGTATCAAGAGTGGTAAAAAGCCTCATCATTTTACAGATTGGCTTCATCGAAAGTATGGCCAATTGGTAGTCGAGAGAAAGAATACACTTGGAGATGCAATATCCTTACCCTGTGTATTGTGTCGTAAAACTCTATCAAAGCATGGTATAAAGTGGACGGCACACGATGGATATAAATGGGTACATAGTAACGATAATATACCCACTAGATCTACAAATAAACAGAAGAGGTTGTTAGGGTTCAAGTATTAATATCTGTGTATATCATATGACTTACGTACTAATTTTTATGTTGATGGTAGTTTCTATAGGTTTAATCATATTCATTAATCTTAAACCCAGTGAAGATAAACCGGTCATTACTGAAAAGTCTGAAAAGTTGCCACTTCCTCCCCGAGTGAAACCTTCGACGAAGACGCGGGGATCTGGTGAACTTTTAATTACAGGTTACGGTACAGAGTATTACACCAGGAGATCTAAACTTGAAACTTACATTAAAATTCCTGAAATCTACAAATGCGATACAGACGAAGCTCCTGAATATTGTGAAGTTACCGATGTTAGGGATAAATTTGCTTTTGAATACGACTTGGATAAACCCAGTGGTGATTCGTTTTATACCAAATGTTCGGATGGTTCACACGACTGTTGGTACGTAGAACAATATGATGATGAAGGCACTTTAATAGGTATAGTCGATAAGGATGGTGTGTCTATGTTAGATGTTATGGCCGACGACTTATGGTCCGATAAATGGGATCTTGAAAATGCCGAGTTAGTAAAACAAACCGTGAAAACGGTTGAATACAAAGATGATAAGTTAATCGCTAAAAAAGAATTTCGTGGACTTAAAGTCGGAGACACAGTTACTGTTAATGATATAGAACCTGCGATATATTTTGCTGGTTTATTGATGTCTATGAAACTCGCCGGTTTGGAAAAACCCGAGAAAATCACGTTAAAAATTAAGGGTGCCAAATCTAATTACGAAAAATTCAAGAAAGTCAGAATTGGTTAATCATCTACCTGTCCACCACAAATCGGATGGTGCGAGTTCATCTGGGTAAAGATGATTCCTGCAAACTGCCACATACATGTCACTTCCTCCAATTAATTCCAGTTGTTTATCCGGTACAATTCGTTTGGTAAACGGACCGCATGTTCCATCTTTACACACCATACACAATGCTGACAACTTTACAACCTCACATGCAAGTGGAATACAATCGATGAGTTCACCAAACTTTCTTTGAAACGAGTCAGCATCCAAACCTGTTAGTATGATTTGTTTCTTCTGATACAGACAATGTTCCACAAATTTTTTCAGTCTAGGGAAAAATTGTGCTTCGTCGATAGCTATGATATCTGAGTTTTCAAACGCCTCCCTATCTAAGAGGCTAAAAAGATCATGGACTTTGTGACAATTGAATTTTACATTATCATGTGTTTTCAAAACTTCATCTGGTGATCGCGTATCTTTTGCTGAGTTTACCACGATGATTTCCTTTCCAAGAACTTTCAGACGCTTGAGTCTTCGGATAAGTTCAGACGTCTTACCCGAAAACATATTTCCCATAATGATGGAAAGACTCATATTTACTAAATATAATGTTGTATTTTTTATATGGGTATCGCCGTTCATCGAGCAGTTTTTAATGGACACGAGGGTTATATTAACCCCAGGACGGGTCGTGTCAAATTTCAAGGGATAATATTTCCCAACATTGCAGCTGCTATCAAGAGTTTAAAGTAGGTTCTTTTTGTATAATTCCACCCAACTCGTGACGGTGGTCTCATCCTCATAACACCAGGGGTACATTTCCTCATCATATCCTCCAAAATGTATGGGTTCTATACCCATATATCTACATATGCCGCAGTCTATGTTACTATCGTCTATGATAGTATCTATATTTAAAGAAGTACACACATCAGCTTTACAAACTTCTTGGGAAGTGTAGCTGTTTGTCAGAATCAAGTCGTCGAAAAGTCTGGGAAAATTATCGTCTAACCATCTTTCTGTTTTGTGTCGTGCATATTCCTGACGACCCGTAATTGCATATAGTTTGGATGTTTTTGGTCGCATCATCTGAACAATTGCACGAGATCCGTGTATGGGTTCTAAGTTATCAAAGGTACACGAGTTATAAAAGTCGCGTACCATTTTTGTTGATTCTTTTTGGGACAAATCGAAGATATTTCTATACACATACGAATATCTTGGTTTTGAAGGAAGTTTCAAATTATTATGTTGAGCCATTGGTTTAAGAAACTCGACTAAAACTTCATCTACATTTACAGCCACTCGATTCATATAGATATTTCTGATCTTTTCTCTATATCTATTATAGATGAACGACAAAACTCTTGTTTTCAGTTGGTGGTTATGGGTTTTAGCAATCCTTTTTAGATTAGGGTTTACATCTTATTCACCATTCTTGCCATTATTGATTGCACTCGTCGTTGCAACATACTTAGTGGTATTTAAGTTCCGTCGTGAATATCACTGGACAAAGAAGGTAGCCATTATATCTTTAGAACTACTATTTACGGTGATGAGTTATTCCCCCAAGTCTATATTTGATACGACAGATCTACTGATCACTATTATGATAGCTATGATATACCTATTCTATGTAAACTTGAATGGTACAAATGTTTACGAGTTGTATTTTAAAAGATTTCCTGAGGCACACAATGGTGAAACTTTCATGGAACACTTAAAAAATCTCAGTAAAAAATAAGATGCCTCTCAGTGATGCTCAGATTACCAAGAAGGTTGGGGAACTGCGTAAAAAGGAGGGTAAAATCTACGCACCCCTCAAATATTTCAGGGGACTCACCACTCTCAGTGAGATTGAGACCCGCTACAAAAAGATGCTAAAGAAGGACTACTCAAATTTCAAGACGGATGAGGGTATCAAGACTCGCACTTCCACATATACCCAAAAGTTTAGGAAGAAGTACGGTCAGAATGTCAAATCTCTCCCTGAAATTGCTAAGGCTACTAAAATTCCTTTGAAGACCCTCAAGACGGTCTATAATAGGGGACTCGCCGCGTGGAGAACCGGGCATCGTCCGGGAGCCTCTCCACAAGCGTGGGGGTATGCGAGGGTACACAGCTTCGTCACAAAGGGGAAGACGTACTATACAGCCGATGCTGATTTGAGATAATCTCGGGTTGCATCTTTATGGCATAAATCACATAATGTCTCCAAATTATCATATTCTGTCTTACCACCTTTACTCCACTCAACTTTATGATGACCTTCCGGGTGATTTGGAACACACCCACATTTCGCACCTTTTCCATCTTGTTCTTCTAATTTACGATATATATCCGTTTTTGAAAAGCATCTAGGTTCATTTGAAACCTGACGACAAATAATGTCATCGATGAGTTTAATTAGATTCTTTTGAAATACTGCATTCCGTGATTTTGCTTCTAATTTAGCCTGAACATCAACTTCAAGAATTTCCAGTTTAAAGTCTGAAAATATATCCATTATATGACGATTAAGGTATGAAACGTCACTAATGTGAACCGGTATTCTTGAAACAAGAAATTTCAAACATAGTGCATTACTCCTGTATTCTCGTCTATCTGTTGGTATCATTTTACGCTCACGCAATCGTTTGCCAACTTTTATCATGAGATTAAGCCTTTCAGATATTTCTTTCTCACCTCCCTTCGTTAGGTATTCATTCACAGATTCTTCACTCTCACCCAAATTTTTAGCTTGCCACGATTTTCGCAGTTCATTTATCGATGCCCACGACGATGAGATTTTTTCTGATAATGCTAAACATTCCATCATTTCCATTTCGATAGCACCTCGGGAGTCTTTTTTACTATACATCCAAATTTTGAAGTCATCCTTGAATTTTTTAAGAATGTCGTAGAATTTATTATAACTAACTTTATCAAACTCGTAATCATTTAGAGTTTTGGTTGATTTGTTTAAAATTTCATACATGTCTCTACGCTTAGTAGAATCTGTATGAAACGAAGAATCGAGATAATTAAATGTCATCTTATAATTTCTTACGATCTGTCTAGTATCAACGTCCATATCTCTAAAATATATATTATCGTGTTTCTGTCCTATGTCTTCATTTGAAAAATGTCGTCCAATGAGTTTATATTCGTTATCTATAAACCCAAGCACAGTACGAATTCTATGCATTCCATCCAAGACGTCATAAACTGTATTACCTAGTTCATCTGGTACTGGATTTAAAATAAGCCATATTGGGTTCATTCTTCTGTTTATCAAAATAGACTCTATAAGTCTTGTCTTCATTCGATCATCCCATGCTTCATATTCTCGCTGAAACGGGGGTTGTACATTTATGTATTCACCTCCAGTAGATGAAGCAACTTCGTGTTGAGTTTGACATTTTATCTGAGAAATCTTTAGATCAAATGAACCTTCGGTAGTGGTCATATTTTATTATATGTTAGATCTATTCTTTAAGCTATTAGATCTATAATATCATTTAAAGTATATAGGCTATTTATATACATGACCGATCGAATCTCTTGGGACGACTACTTCATGCAGACTGCCGAACTCGCATCCATTCGCTCTCCGTGTGAGCGACTCAAAGTTGGTTGTGTCCTCGTGAAGAACAACAGACTCATCAGTATGGGTTACAATGGTTTCCTTGCGGGTACTGACCACAAGTCCATTGTAAGAAATGGACACGAACAAGCGACTATTCACGCAGAGATTAACGCAATCACGGATGCGGCGAAGAGGGGTGCTTCAATCGATGGTTGTGTGGCGTACGTGACCCACTACCCATGTATAAATTGTTACAAGGCTCTAGCGAGTAGTGGAATCAAAAAGATCTATTACAAATTAGACTATCGAAATGATCCGGTCGTAGAAGAATTGGGGTATGGAATATCTCTGATAAAGTTATAAGATGCCGTGTCCTATTTGTACAGGAGCTCTCGTTTCGAAGGCCGCCGCCAGTGTCGTCGCTGTGGTAGGTGCTGCAAAACAAGCGAAAAAGACTCGAAAAAAACCTAAATCTAAAAATAAGTGAGCATGATACTTGTAGATCAAATACTTAGGTACCTATCTAAGGACATCATGTTACCATCTAAGTGTTATGCAAAAAAGAGAGAATTGGTATGTAGAAAAGATTGTTGTAACTGCAAAATATTTTGCAAGAAACCACCTCCGGGGTCCACACCCGCAGTGGTACTATTAAAGAATAACCCCAAGTAAAATGTAATGAACGTAGACAATATTCCCGTACACATTAGAAGGATAATCCAGGATCGTGAACTATCTATGGCACAGAAGATGGTTGCGTTCATGGCATTTATGCCGTCACTTCCAGCTGACCCTAAGAATGATCAGGTCTGGGAGGATAATATGAAGGTTGGAGAAACAATCAAAAAGATGATAGATGAAGGTAAGTTGTCCCTGAATGGATTCGATGAACATGCTAGACTTCGGATAGTTCAAGAGCCTTGAATAGAAACCCTTGTACACATATTACATGAATGAACGCTTTGAACAGTTCATGCTTGATATATAATGAATTCCATATGAAGCATGTACACGCCGCACATGACCACAAGAACACAAATGGATCTGATGCATATATGTTAACATACACTATAAGTGCAGTGTTACATGTGATATCGTACCATTTAACTACTGCATTTTTAGGAAACAAAACATGGAACAATAATCCATTATTGAGTACTGTGTATGATATCCATGAGTTTGTTTGAATATAGTGTAACATATATGGAATCAAACCCATTGCACATATGTGATAGGACTGCAACATACAATTTATTTACTCGTCCTCTTTATCTTTATCTTTGTTTGGTCGAATGGCCCATTTGTTCTCTTTGTTAAACTTTTCATAATTAATCTCTTCGATTCCAAGCTTCTCCATGATAAACTTCTTGATGGGGTGAACACCCTTCTTAGAATCTTCATTTTCTTTTTCATTTGGTGGGCGACGCCTCCCCTCCCCAGGTGCTTCAGCAGGTTCTACGAATTCATTCTTCTTTGATTTAACTGCGATTTTTGGTCGTACCAAGGTAGGCTTTAAGGTAAACATTTATAAAAAAGGTTTCGTTATCTTTAAACAAATTTACGAATTCGTCCAAAATTTTAATTTTGTCTCTTCCCAGAAATCACCGCAATGATCATTAATTATTTTAATAGTTTCATCATCACATTCGTATTTTTGTGGTGAATAATTAAATACTATTAAATTATCCTTTAATTTTTCGGCGAACACTGGATTTCCTACTCCATTGAAATAATTATAAAAGTCTTCTTTGAACGTTTCGAAGTTAATAACAATATCACAATAGTCTACAATTGGCTTTAAAATAATTTCGTATAAACTTTTATTTGTATTACACCATTCTATCATTTTTTCTTTATAAAACGTGTGCATGTATTGATTGTCTTCTATAATTTTTAGTAGATCTTTTCTCATTTCGGTAGTTGAGTTTACGAAAAATAATATTTTTTGTTTATCTGTGAAATTTAAAGATTCAAAATACTCTTTCATAAAAAAACGGCGAGTCGGTCTTTCGATTTCCGGATTATCGGGTGTTACTAAATTAAAGGTATAGTTAATCAGATCTGGTACATATCCAGACAAAAAATCTACAGGATTTCTAATTACACACATTTTACATATGTGTTGTGGTTTTAAATATTTGCTTATTTGATCAGGGATGAACTTGTCATCTATAGTCGGGAATTTATTTAGCATTAAAATATCGTCTTCATTTGGTAGACAACAAGTGAATCTGAAACGTGTCCACTCATTCGGTAATGATAGTACATTAACTTCTGGTTCAGTTTCAGGTGGTTCCCATTTTTCACCCTTCCACGACCATAATAAGTCTGGTGCTTTAAAATCTGAGTATGCATGCCACCCGCGAGGATCCATAGTTGATGGTATAATCTCATCTTTTTTGTGTTCTAACCATATTTTCAAAATAGCAAGTTGTAGAGCCGCACCACCTGATTTGGGTGTATGAAGAAAATAGTAATGCTGATCCTTGCTTTCTACAAGCATTTAATGTTTATAGTTATTTTTTTTTAATTGGATTTACGCACGAGTAATTAATATTTTTATACAGTACTATGGTTCATCTAGATCGAATACGAGAAGAAATCAGGGTTTTAAAATTGGGTAACGAAAAATTATTGTCAGAGAAGATCTTTTTGGTCTTTACTCGACGTTTAGATTATTTTAACTCCATACATTTGGGTTTATCTCCAGAGTCGCGTATTATAGACGAACTGGACATGAAAGAAGAGGAGTTATTGAATGAGTATATTGATTTATTCAAAGACAATTTTCCATGTACATACAGTTTATGGTCAAAGAAATGTTAATAATGAATTGCCAGTGCCGTTTTAGCAACCCCGAGTACAACAAGTCCGATACCGATTTCCGAATATTCCATCTTAAGGAGTCTACCAGCAATAGTCATTGGAAGGACCCAAGATGTTAGTTGAAAGAGGCTGTAGTTCACAAGATCCGGATCTGGGAGAGCCGCTTGAACTTTGACAGACCTCACGGGACGTTTCTTGATTTTTCGCGATTGTAGTTTTACGGGTACTTTTTGTGTATAGATAGGTTGAGCAATAGCCAACATTTACTAAAGTATTCGTTATATCTTTATCTTTGTATATCACAGGATGGGAAGAAACAACTATTCCTATAATGGAATGCTTTCTGTTATCACACGTAAGCCTATTTTTAGGTACAAAAGTAGACAGAAGACAAGTCAGGAAGTAGTGGATGAACTACGTGGTAAGCCAGACAACCGAAAAGTTGATAGTATCACTAACATTATATCGAGACTTTTCACGATACCGGAAGTATATTTAGAAAGAAACAGAGCTGGACCCAAAATAGACCTCAATGGCAATTCAAATGTATCCATCGATCAAGGTTCTACTTACACAGATCTTGGTGCGACTTCGAGCGAAGCCGTGGGTAGCATAACCGTTGATGAAACGAATGTGAATCTCACGACACCAGGTATTTACTTTGTTACTTATACAGCCACTGATGTATTTGGATATTCCAGTACTGTAAGGCGTTATGTTGTTGTTGAGGAAGTGGATGGTGGGACTGGTACTCTGAATGACCCAATTGTATTAACACTTGCGGATACTTCACCTTATTTGGATACGACAACTCTATACAGAGGTAAAACATACAAATTTACATACGGTGGTGGGTGGGCTAGTGCAGGTGTCAAATTTACAACGCAAACAACTTCACCAGCCAGCAACGCTGTGAAGTGGGAAATTGGTGTTCAATATGGACCACAATTTTCATATTACACTACATGGACAGTCCCGGAGACGGTTCCAGATACGATGTATTTCTTTTGTCCTGAAAACGGTAAAGAAGCACTAAGTGGTGCATTAACCATCGCGTATCCCACAGATAGAGCATTACCCACTAGGTACAAGATACGTTGGTTGGACCCCGATCAGGTATTTCCAGCTAAGATTGACAGGGATAACATAGATAACGCATTTGCACGCGTAGAAAATCTTTTCACTGGAAGACGACCCGCAGCAGCGGCGGCGAGTTTACATTTCGATACCACTATGACCATGGCAAACAACTTGTCATTAAGTTCTGCTGCTACTGGTGGACCAACATCAAGTGATTATAGTGCGGTTCCCGGTGGATTTGAGTACAACGGGTGGACCGAATCAGGTACGATCACATGGAAGACGGCTGGTCGTGTAACTGTATCAGGAAATGATAGCATATATGATAAAGCTGGTGTTTCCAAAAACTATGCAGAAATGACCACAGTACACGAAGGTCTACATGCTATAGGCGTTGGTTCTACAAGTGCCATCATAGGTAGAAACTTTAATGGTAATACAGGTCTTTCTATTCAGCATCCAACAGATCCTGGAACTCCTGGAAGTGAAAACTATCTTTGGACTGGTTCAAATGCGGTCACATGGTACAAAACACATTTTGGGAGTGCCATCAGTTCAGATGTTGAAGGGGTGCCATTTAAAGCTGGAGACTTATCACACTGGGATGATTCCACAAACGGGGGACGTGCACTTGAACGCACTATCA